CGGAAAAACTGCAAACACCACTGCTACTTCTATAAACGTCAGTCAAGAGGGCGGTACGTCTCAAACATATACTATATATGCTGACAACGCCAATGGAAGGTCTTCAAACTCCACAGCATCTGCCTCCGTAACAACATTTTCGTTTACACCATTTTCATTCTTTGGGTTTGCTCCATTTGGATTTGCACCGTTTTCGTTCTTTGGATTTACCCCATTTGGATTTACCCCATTTGGCTTTAGTCCAAAGTTTAGCCCAGTCTTCTACTAACTTTAGTGTATAATATAAAAAGATAGAAAAAGGAGAGAAGTATGGGACATACTTTCACAGCAATAAGCAAATCACCACAAGAACATAGATTCTTTGAAAAATTTCTAAATAACGATTTAGATCGTCTTGCTGCAGAATTGCAGAAAAGATATGAAATGATTAAAAACCTAGACGTTATTGGAGTAACCCCAGTAACAGACCAGGATGCCTGGAAAACCTCAAACAGCATCTCTACAATGAAGTGGAGAGAGTACAATGTCTTTCAGTTTAGTCTTCCAGGAATATATAACCTATACCGTGCAGTCGGAGATATGGTTAGAGAAGCCTGCGACTACTACGAGATAGATTTTGAAGAACAAAAGTTTATGATTCAAGGCTGGTTCAACATTAACAACTCTGGAAACGGAAAACTAGACTGGCACGATCACGGACCAGAAGGTGCTCCAAACTTTCATGGATACTATTGTGTAAATGCAGAACCTTCAGAAACACACTACATAACTACTCAAGGTCCAAAAATAAATGTCAACCAGAATAACCGTGCAGTTCTTTCTGAAATGGGGCATCCACATGCAATGGGAGACTGGAACTGGAATGGACCAAGAATAACCGTCGCCTACGATGTCATACCTCTAAGAGATTTGATGGGTGCAGGTCATGAAGCAGAGCAGCACTGGATACCGCTAAACTAATGAAAAAAATATTTTGTTTTTTGCTTGGTCACAAAGTTGAGATAAAACAGTGCCCAGTCACTGATGCAAAATTGTCATCATGCTCTAGATGTGGCTTAGGAAAATATCCAGAACACAAGTCGCCAACGTATAAGTAATTTAATACTAGCAAGTATGGTAGAATTGACTAGGAGACCTTATGCCCAGCCCATCTAACATTTATGCTGAAAAAGCCTATAGCGAACACCCAATCGCTATGTGGGCACTCGATGACCAACTTGACTACGTTTCGTATATTTCTACTGAGGCACAAGACATAACGTCTTGGTCTGTGCCAGAGAGCGTTGACTACGGAGACGAAACAACCATAGCATCCTCACCACTAAATCTAGGTCAATATTTAGACAGCGGTCTTTTTAAGGTATCATCTTCCAAGAGAACTGGGGAAGATCTAGTTGGCAAAACAGTAGTTACTAGCCCAGTTGTCTCAAACTTTGCAGATATGGACCAAGATCTAGCAACATTTTCAATTGGAACCTATCTATATTCAGACACAGAGTATGTTAAGAGTTTTGTATTGGGCTTTACATATATCGAAGAAATAACTCAGCAAGTTGTCAGGGTATCTAAGCAGTTTGACACAACAGTGTACAAGAACTGGATATATGTTGCAGAAACATTTGACATCCCAAACTATACCAGCAACATGAACATATTTATTGAGTTTAACTACTATGACAGCGAAGCCCCAGAAACCGAATATGAGTTTTATGTAAACGGACTAAGTTTGGGTCAGTGGTCAGAAGAGTTCCAGTCAGAATCCCTGGGGCTGAGATATCTTGAGGACGGTACTGGATCAATCATAGACTTTCCATCAGACATCGCTGTACTTGGAGCAGACAAGGCTGTAGTGGCAAGAGCCTACGGACTACAGGACCTAAACGGATATTATTTAGCAACCGAAAACAAGTTATATGCAAAAAACTCTAGCATGCCACTAGTCTTTGGGGCTAGCAACACAACAAGACTTTTGTACAACGAGGGGCTCCCATCCCTAGTGCTACCTGGAAATGGCTTTATGAACAACATAGGGAAGCACTCAACCTATACCCTCGAAGCGTGGATGCGAATCGACTCTATATCAACTGAACCACACAAGATCTTTGGTCCAGTGGCATCTGAAGACGGAATCTATGTAGATAATGAAAGAATTTACCTGAAGATCTCAGACAATATTCAGTCCGCAAGCATTACAGAGTGGGGAACCCCAATGTTGGTTCACGTTAAGTATTTGCCTGGAAACATATCGTTAATAGTGAACTCAGAAGAACTGGTCAACATTCCAATAGATGTTAACAACACATTCTTTCCAGCCGAGAAAAATATTTTTGGACAAAGTCAAGACTGGATTGGGTTCTATTCTTCAGACGATGTGTCTATAGACTTAGATTGTGTAGCAATATATCCATACGAAGTAGACAAAACGTTGGCAAAAAGAAAGTGGGTATATGGTCAAAATGTAGAATATCCAGAAAACCTAAATGCAGCATACGATGGAAAGACGGTTGCCATAGACTATAGCAATGCTAACTATGCTGGAAACTTTTCATTCCCTAGAAATTCGGGATGGTCAGCAGGAATTCACGATAACATTAGGTTTACGCAAAACTCTATTGCTTCTCCACAATACTTGCCACCAGAAATAATTCTAGAGTCTGGCTCATCTGAGTTGTGGTTAGACAATCAGAATAACAACAATTTTGAGGCAGAGACATACATCAGAATGAAGCCAGGCGAGTCTTGGAGCGATATCGGTGGCTACCTATATCTCGACAGTACAACAGTTGCTGGAAATGACATTAAAGCCATTTACGGAATCTTTAAGTCAATAGAATCATACTCAGATGATCAGATTCTTATAAAAATAAGGAATAAGTCTTCTGGAGAATACTTTTCAATAGTTGTTAATGAAGAAAATGTATTGTATAAGTTTTACAACGGACAGACAACATCAACATTAAAAACAACTGCAGTCGCCACTGTGGGAGAAATGTTTCTTGCTGGAATAAATGTAGAGGATGTGTCTTCATATTTTGGAGGAGAAGTTATAGAGTTTTTCTCAACTATAGGAAATTGCGAAGTTTTTATAGCAGGAGACAACTCTTTTGAAAACACATATTTTGGAAACATCTACACATTTGCTATTTGCAATACAAGAAATGCAAAGTCTATATCATCTTTGTTCGGAAATGACGGAGTAATTCTAGACAAGGACTCTTTGTCAAACGCAGTTTACGACGCTGGAGACTCGTATTTTGGAAACGACATCGGGCACTGGGCTCTTATACTAAACGGCGGAAATCCATATTCCGTGATGTCGGATATCTTCTATACATACGTTGCTACATATAAGGTCATGCCTAAAACATTTTTTGGGAACTTCGTGCTTGATGTAGCGACCCACTCATTTTGGGAAGACTATGTTCCGCTATCCCACTTTGCAAAGTATGTAAAGGATGCATCAGGAAATGATTACTACGACCTAGATTTTATTCAGTTGAATATTGGCTATCCTGCACCAGGAAAGTTTGTGGCACAAAAAACAGACACAGATTCTTGGACATACGCAGAACTACAGCAAGAGTATGGAACTCCAACCCAATACACATATGCAGAACTAGACAATGAACTTTTTAGTGGATATGTATCGTACGAAGATCTTAAAAACAGGACAAAGACTCAGCAAATATACGATACATCTAAATACTCTGCAAAAACATATGTAACATTTCAGTACATACAGAGCGGTGCAAATTCTCCAATAGAGAGTTACACAAATACAGAGAGTGTGAGCAGCAATAACCTGGTAAAGGCTGGAGACGAATGGGTAAACACTAAGTATGAGGTAATCGACGGCACAGTAATATACCCACCAAGATCCATTAAGTTCTCTGACCTAGCCATAGTAATTCACGTTGAAATAATATCAAATGGATCGTTTACACAACCAGTAATCATTAGATCAATAGACCTCGCATCGCAAGCACTAGACTCAAAGACTCCAACTGAAATTGGCACTAAGTTTGGAGTACCAATATACCCATACACAAAGAGTGGAATTTACTTTAACTATAAAAATGTAAATCCATTCAAAATCTACAAGAGGGGTGCTCCATATCTTTTCCTAAGCAGAAACTCTGGAATCGAGTTGGTTGGAGATCAAGAGCCTTTGGTAAATAGGGGCATATCCGTACCACTAAACTCAAAACTGTCAAACAGATTTGACGTGGCTGCACTACAGGTTCTTTTAAAATACGGAAAAGACTTCTTCCCATACTCCTCAACACCAATTTTTGAGATTCAGGCAAAAGATTCCTACATTAAGTTTTATTTGGTTGCCACACATCCAAATGGTCAAAGAGCAAAGATCTATGCAATTAACTCTAGGACAGGAAAAGAAGAAAACGGAATAGCATTTTACGTTAATGGTAAACTTGTTAAAAGCCCAACTCTATCAATTAGAGAGTGGACAATGGTTGGAATTTCGTTTACTCCAAAACTTAATCTAAATAGTTACTCTGGTGCCTTTAGGGTTAATGGTCGAATCATGGTTAATCACGTATCATACTATCAGTCAACAGGTCTACAGGAAAAGGTCCTTACTACATTTAGGGTTTGGGACAGAGTTAAGGAAACAATCTCAAATGAAGATCTGGACTGGGACTTCTGGAAAGGCGACGGAGTAAGCCTAAACACATATGCATGGAATAACGTATTGGTGATTGGTCAGGTCAGCAACCTAGGGATAAGTCTCCCAGAAATCTTCAAGGCTTACGTAGGAACAAACAAACTAATCTTTGAGGATAACTCTGGAGTTAGGTTATCTGGATATAGATTTAGGACATATAGAAGGGTGACTCCAGTCACGTTTACTAAGAAACCTTCATAATATGGTATACTAGTGGTTATGAACTCATTTGATGATCACCTTTTAAGTAAAGTCCAAAAACCAAGATTACAGGTTATTGAAGAGCAATTCTCTCTGTTTGGCACGTATGTATGGATGAAAACAAATGGAAAGCCATTTACAGATGGTCAGGGAAACGCCCTATCTATCGAGGGCATGAAGGACGACAAGGCTAAGATAAAGGAACTTGCAGAGGCTGCAAGGTACTGGGGAGAGCCAGAAGGTCGTGCAGTGTTTTATCCAAACATGCGTAAGATTTCAGACGAGGAGCACTCTGAGCAGGTAGACAGAATGAGCCAGGGACTTATCCCTAGCATGAATGACCTTGGTGCAGTTATAGCAGCCAAGAAGACACTAGAACTTTATGGAGATGCTGAATAATGGAAGAATACTTTATTAGAGACATTGGCGTAGACGAACTTCGTCAAGACCAGGATGCATTCAAGGCACAGGATCCTTTTAACAAGTCCTGGGAAGAACTAAAGAATTTATCTGGCATTGAAAAGAACTTTAAGCGTAGAACCGACAGGCTTGAAAAGGCTAACAATGGACCACTAGTAGAGACAACCCTACAGTACAATAACGTAGACGTCAACAACATTGGGTATCAGGACAGTGCTCTAGCAATTAATAGCGGTATCAATGGTGCATACTCTAAGGAGATTAATCCTGGCAAGGTGTACCGAAACGGATACGGACTCTTTGACGTAATTACCCCACCATGGAATCTATACGAACTTGCAAACTATTACGACACATCTTTCGCCAATCACGCAGCAATTGACGCTAAGGTAGAGAACATCGTCGGACTTGGATACGACCTACAGGCTACCAATCGAGTACTGATGGCTCTTGAGGCTTCTGACAATGCCTCTGCAGTGGACAAGGCTCGTAAGCGTGTCGAACGTGCCAAGGTAGAAGTTAATGAATGGTTTGAGTCGCTCAACAATGAAGAGTCAATGACAGCAACTTTTATGAAGGTTTGGACAGACTACGAATCAACTGGAAACGGATACCTTGAGATTGGTAGAACTGTTACTGGAGAAATTGGTTACGTTGGACACATTCCTGCAACCACCATGAGAACACGTCGCCTACGTGATGGATACATTCAGATCATTGGAAACAAGGTTGTTTACTTCCGTAACTTTGGTGCAAAGAACGTAAACCCAATCACAAACGATCCACGTCCAAACGAGATTATTCACATTAAGCAGTACTCTCCACTAAACTCATTCTATGGTGTTCCAGACATTCTGTCTGCAGTTGGTGCACTTCAGGGCGACGCACTGGCATCACAGTACAACATTGACTACTTTACAAACAAGGGTGTTCCTCGTTATATCGTAACACTTAAGGGTGCAAAACTATCTGAAGAGGCAGAAGATAAGATGTTCAGGTTCCTTCAGACAAGCCTAAAGGGTCAGAATCACAGAACTTTGTACATCCCACTACCAGGAGACTCAGACACCAACAAGGTTGAGTTTAAGATGGAAGCAGTTGAAAGCGGTACTCAAGAGGCATCGTTCAACGAATACCGTATCCGCAATCGTGATGACATTCTTGTTGCCCACCAGGTTCCACTATCCAAGATTGGTGGTGGAGACTCAGCAGCGATTGCTGCAGCACTAGCACAAGACCGCACATTTAAGGAGCAGGTAGCAAGACCTGCACAGCGTAATCTCGAAAAGGTAATCAACAAGATCATCAAAGAGAAAACCGATATGGTTGAACTCAAGTTTAATGAACTAACCCTTACAGACGAAATCGCACAATCACAGATTATTGAGCGTTATGTTCGTAATCAGGTTATGACTAGAAATGAAGCACGTGAGACTTTGGGTCTACCGCAAATGGAAGAGGCAGACGACTTTCTTGAACTGAACGCTCGTCAGTCAGCAGATGCTACGGCAAACACCCAACAGACTCGTCAAAGAGACGCAGAGAGAAGTTCAAACTCTTCGGATAATACAGCCACCGTTGCTGGACGTAATCCAAAGGGTGAGGGACGCTCTGTTCAATAATGTGTTATAATTTAGTAATAAAGTTTAAAAAGGGCTCTATAATTAAGATACTATGACTATTTCAAAAGCACATTGGGACACAGAGGGCGAAAACGTTCGACTCTCTATGCCATTCAGCAAGGTAGATCAGGAACGTCGAATCGTTTCTGGATTTGCTACACTCGATAACGTTGACCGTCAAAAGGACATCGTTACCGCAGAGGCATCAATGAATGCTTTCTCTAAGTTCCGTGGGAACATCCGTGAAATGCACCAGCCACTAGCCGTAGGCAAAATGGTAGCGTTCAAAGAAGACAAATATTTTGACCCTGAAACCAAGAAGTTCTATTCTGGTGTTTACGTATCTGCATACGTTTCAAAGGGTGCACAGGACACCTGGGAGAAGGTCCTTGACGGAACCCTTTCAGGTTTCTCTATTGGCGGTAGAATGAATAAGTACGAAGATGCATACGACGAGAAGATGGACTCTCCTATTCGAATCATCAAAGAATATGATCTTATGGAACTGTCTCTTGTTGACACACCAGCAAATCAGTTCGCAAACATTCTATCTGTTCAAAAGGTAAATGGCGTTGACACAATCAAGGGAGATGTGGCTAACGTAGAAATTGAGAACGTATTCTGGGATCCAGAATCTGGCGTTGTAAAGATTTCTGAAAAAGAGGTTGAGGTGAGTCCAGCAACTGGAGCACCAATGCAAAACATAGGTTTTGTTGAGAAGTCAGACGCTGACAAACTTGACATGGTAAAGTTCTTAGTTGACAGTGCTAAAGGCATTAATACTAAGATGATTAAGGAGGCTAGTCCTATGAATGAAACAACAACAGAAGTAGCAGTCGAAGACATCGCTACAGTTGAAGAAACACAGGTCGCTCCAGAGGCAGATGCCACAGAGGTCGTTGCAGAAGATGCTCCAGTAGCAGAAGAAGCAGAAACCACAGAAGCAGTCGAGAAGTCAGCATCCGCTGGCGGTGCTGGTACTGATGACGAAGAGGAGTCAGATGAAATGTCTGACGAAGCAGAGGATGAAGAACTAGGCAAGACCGAGACTGCAACTGAAGAGGTGTCGAAAGCAGATGCTGTTGCTGAATCAGTGACAGAAATCAAGAACACTCTAACATCAGCCTTTAGCGATCTAACATCAACAATCAAGTTCCTACAGGAGCAAGTTGATGCACTAAGCAAATCTGTAGATTCAGTAAAAAATGAGGTAACTGAATCAAAGCAGATTTTCAACGAGTTTGGAAAGAGGGTAGACGCTGTTGAGGCAGACACTGCTTTCCGCAAGTCTGGCGATCTAGGCGAGATCGTACAGGAAAATGAACCAGAATTGGTTCAGAAATCCCTATGGGACGGACGTTTCCTCAAAACTGCCGATCTATTTAGATAAAAACAACAATCACTCAGGAGGTGAACAATATGTCGGAAGAAATTATTAAAAACCAACCAGGTACATCTGGTCAACTAGGAGATACTACTCCTGGTCTTTACCAAGGACAGGGTGCATTTGCATCAGGTTCAGAAGATGGCTCAAACGTACCAGGTAACTACGCAACAGCAGGTGCAATCGGAAACATTCCAGTAGCACTATCAGGACTTAACACAGGTCCAAACGCAGTAAACCCTTCTGGTGAGGCAGGTAGCGGTATCCTTCGCCCAGAGCAAGCACGTCGTTTTATTGACTACGTGTGGGATGCCACAGTTCTCGCCAAGGATGGTCGCCGTGTGACCA